AACGCAGCCGCGACCTTCCGATTATCGGCGAGGACCCCGTGGACGACTACCGCCCACTCCTCGAGGAGGCGAGCTTTCGAGTGCTCACCTACGAACAGACTCCGCACTGGCACCAGCGGCTTCTCGCGGCCTACGCCGGGGTTATCGAGGCCCAACAGGCACTGCGCCGGGAGATGGGTGAAGTTGCAACAGCAGCGATGCTGAGCGAAATGACGGTGACGCTGCAGCGGGAGATCTATCGCGGACGAGTCTTCGCCCTAGCCGAGCGGCGATAGAACTAGGGCGGCCCCGTGACCGCCGTCTGGTCCGAACGGCGCCGCCGGCGCGTACAAACGGCGCGCGGACGGCGTTGCCGCCTACGCGAGGTCGCACTCTTGCGCCGGCACTTGACAATAACTCGCGGCCAGCGCAAACTCTGCTTCATCGAACGAGTCATACCCTAGTCAGGGCTATCGAAGGGGAGAAAAAGATGCCATCAACACTGTTGACGGTGACCGTATTCGCAGCGGGCGCGGGCCTGCTTCTGGCGATTTTCGCTCTCGGCGGCCCCAATGCCGCCTCTGCGGCTGATCCCACTTGCTCCGGCACTCTCGACGTCGCCGTTCACGGCCAGCACATTGTAGGCGATTACGTCACCGGCATTGGGAGCGCTAACATTGACTGGCCGCCGTCGGGCGGCGTAGTCGGTCAGGCGGTCGCGGGACAAGGAGCAGCCATCCCCGGCGGTCCCGGCCCCGGGTTCCATTTCCCAAACGGCTTCGCGCCGGGGGCTTCATTCTGTCTTTCACAATCCCAGTCGCCTGGCTTCCACCCCGGACCATAACGGATCATTCATCGAGCGCGTCACTGCGCCGAGATGCTCCTACGGCCCCGTAACCGTGGCCTGATCGACGGTCGGCGTGGCCGGCGCATAGAGGCGCCGCGCGCGGACGGCGTCACGCCGGCCGTAGCGGGCAAGCGCCCGCTGGAATTCCGCGAGGCGCTCCTGGCCCCAGAGGAGATACTCGCGCCAGACGTCGCGGCCGCCGACGTTCACGCGGTTGGTCGAGAAGCTCGCCCACTCGAGGGCGGCGTATGCGGCTGCGCCGCCGGCGATGACGTCCTCGAAGCGCGCGGGCACGGTCGAGCCGCTGCCGTCGATCGTGTGGAGCTTCGTCCAGAAGACGTTCACGCTTTCGGCCGCTGCCGGCATGCGGTCGGTGAGCAGCGTGAGTGTCGAGAGCCAGACCGAGAAGCGGACGTACGAGGGCGGATACTCGCCGGCCGGGTACTCGACGGCCTCAATGGCGACGAGGTCGGTCAGCGCCGCGATCGATAGCTCGCGGCTGCCCGCCGTCGTCGTCAGAGTCGTCTTCGCCTCCAGCGGGACGGCGAGGCTGAACTCGCGCGCAGTGCGTTGAATGTGGCGGTCGAGTTCGCCGTCCGTCCAGCGATAGTTGGCGGAGTCTTCGTCGTGGAGGTCCTTACGCAGGCGCGTGCGAATGTCTGCGATGGTGGTCATGGTTTAACCTCCCTATCCTGAACCCGCGATCGCTCGCGCGGAAATAGAGAAAACTGGGGGACACCCCCAAACCCCCGGCCTGGCGGCGCCGTTGTTGCGGGGACGCCGGGTCTGTGCTGGGCGGGGCGTAGGGGCGCAGCACACGCGACCGCGGTCTGCCCACTTGATTCCGCACGGCGTTTCATGCGGACCCTTGCTCATGCGACATGTGTGCTGCCCCCCTACCTCCCTCTGGGCTTGTGGGACACGCCCCGCACTGCTCGCGCGGGTCACGAAACCAGCTCCAGCAGCCGCGCCTTCTCGGCGGCGGCCGCCGCGTTCAGGTCCGCTTCCGCCTGGCGCTGCGATTGCTCAGTGAGCGCCGCAACCGCGGCCGCAAGGTCGCGGCCGATCGCCATCTCGCGGACGTGGAGCTGGAGCCAAGCGTCTAGCGTGAGGCTGCTCTGGTTCCGGGCGTTGTACTCGGCGACGATGATGGCGAGGCGGCGCTCGCATTCGGCGCTAAGGTCGATCGTGTGGTTTGCCATCGTTCATCCTTTCGTGGATCGCCCGGTGTACCCCCAGGCCGCCGCAGCCCGGGCGGGGCTCCTCGCAGCTACAGCCGCGCAAGAAACGGCACTACGCCGGCAGCTGTCCCCTGCGGGAAGGAAGATTACGCCGGTGCCGCAGCATTCATCGCATAGCCGATAGCCGTCCGCTTCCAGCCTTCTCATTTCTCACTTCCCTCTCTCATTTCGCTCGTCATGCCGCCGCAATCGTAGTGACCGTGCCGCTGCTGCCACGCCACTTCAGCGCGCCCGCCTCGGCGTAAAGCACGCCCCCGCCGCTCGGGTTCGAGTTCGGCGCCGTGGCCGCGTTGGCGATGCCCAGCACCCTGCTGCCGCCGCCCATGCTCGGCGTGGTCCCAAACAGGTACAAGGATGGCTGGTGGATGCTTGGGTCCTGTGTCGTGCCCAGCACCCGCACGCCGCGATTTGTTCCCGCCCCGCTCTGCGCCTCTACATCGATGCCGATGGCCTCGCTGACGAAGCCTCCTCCCTGATTGCGCACCCGTAGCCCTCGGTGCGTCGTGATTAAGCTCGAAGCGTCCCCCGTCGGCGTGGTCGCGTCGAAGTCCGCCGTATCCGTAGCTGTGATCGCGACACCGCCGGACCCGGCGACAACTCCGCCCCGCACGCCGGCCAGTGTTGTCAGCACCCCGGTCCCGATCGCGTCTTGCAACGTCGCCACGCTCGCCAGCCCGTAGAAATTCGTAAGGTTGTACCCCGCGAGGTCATAAGTGCCCACGAAGGCGAAGCCGTGACGCGTGTTGCCGGCCGCCGCCTGGACGCCCGTCAGATCGATCTGGAGAACCGTCGATGTGCCTGTGCCGAGGTTCGGCCACACGGAAAGTTGTGCGCGTGGTGACGAGCTTGACGTTGGCGGGGCGTTCCCCACGCCCAGCCGGCCGTCGATCCGGGTATCGCCCGTCAACTGGATGTGCGGCGTCGCCGTCTGCAACAAGCCTCGTAGGACGGCTTGGACCGTCAACCGGATCTTGTCCTCGTTCGGCGCGTTTTCCGTGTCGATCCAGGTGTTGTTGTCCGCGTCCTGGAGGCGAGAGCCCGCCGACACGCCGGAAGGGATCGCCCCGTGTACCGTCACGACCACGCTGTCTTCGGGGTTGTCGTCCGTGAACAGAAGCACGGCGCACTCGCGACCCGGGACTACGGCGGGCGGCGGGATGTTCGTCGCCACGCGAATGTCGTTCAGCCAAACAGATAGCGAGCCGGCCATCTGCACAGTCGCCCTGTGGGCAGCGGGGTTGTAGGCCTTGACTGTCGCGCGTTTGAGGGTGGTCATGTGGTGTCTCTGTCGGGGCGTATGGGGCGAGGCAACCGGATGTCTCGTGCACGGTGCGTCCGCCTGAATCGAACGGCCTGTCCGATAACCGAACTAACGGTTGCCTCGCCCCTACATTTGCCCTCCGCCTACGGCCGTACTCTCGTAGGGCGGCGCCGCGCCAACCGTTCGTCCTGAGCCTGTCGAAGGATGAACAGCGCCAGCATCCATTCCATTCCCATTACGGTCTCACTCCCGTAAGCCTTGCCAGCTTCAGCGCGTTGAACAGCGCCAGCGACGTGTACCACTTGATGCGCGTGCGCGTGGCGTCCTTCGTCTCCAGGCTGCCGACGCGCTCGATCTGGAGCGAGCCCGGCGCCGTCAGGCCGGAGAGCGCGCCCTCGCCCATCTGGAAGGCATACACCGTCGAGCAGTCGGTGCTCGTCCCGACCATCTGGTTGTCGGCGATGTAGTCGGAGACGCCGATCGGGATGCCGTCGTAGAACTGGAGCATCTGACCGAACTCGTCGCGGTCCGTCTCGAGCAGCGAGCCCGAGTTGCGCGCCAGCTTCGTGACGATGCGGCGCGACCGGCGGCTCATCAGCAGTAGCTCCGGCTTGCCGCCCTTCACCTGGTCGACCAGCTCGTCGAGCTTGTCGAGCGTGAGCGAGCCGCCGTTGACGCCCATCGAGATGCTCTGGGCGGGGTCCATCAGCTTGTCGAGGCCGTCGAACGCCTTGGCGTTGACCGCGACGTCACCGGTGATGAACGTCTGCTCGAAGAGCTGGCGGACCGCCTTCGCCTTGAGCTGGACGACCGCCGCCTCCAGGTCCTGGAGATTCGAGCGCGTCGCCAGCAAGAAGTTGTCGATGTCCGCGTCGCCGCCCATGATCTTGAGCGTGACGGTGAGCTGCGTGAACGTCGGCGTCGACTCCGTCCAGGTGTCGCCCACGTCGAAGAACGAGGCCGTCGGCGCGGCGTTCTCCCGGTTATACGTGAGACCGTTTCCCACGATCTCGATGAATGGGACGCGCTGGAGCACCGGCGAGTCCTTGATGATGGTCTCGACGACGCCTGTGAGCAAGACGTCATTCGAAAGCTTGGCCGCCTCGGCCAATGTCAGAGCCATTTCTTCCTCCTTTCACCACTTCCACCTTGGCTCCGGTTGGTTGCTGAACGGGGGACGGCAGACGTTTCCACCACAAACCGCCGCCACGAACCACCGGTCTGCCGTCCCTTGCCCTCGGCCTTGTTGGCTTAAGAATAGAACAAATGTTCTCTAAATGGGAAGAGGGAAATGGCACTTTCCGGGGGGCAGATCGCGCTCGCATCCGTCCCACTTGACAGCTTGACCGGCGGCGTTATACTGGTGCCGCGACCGGCTCTATGGGAACCCGAAGGGGGTGAGCGATGGACTCACGAAGATCGCTCGCGCTGGCGGCACTGGCTCTGCTCGCCGTCGCCACGTGCGCCGCGCTTCTACTTTCTGGCCTGACGACGTCGCAGGCCGTTCAGAACCCGACGATCTCGCTGGACATGGACCCGGCGGGGAACAGTTACTCAGACCCCGGCGCCGGCGGCAACAACAGCATGGCCGTCGGCGCGATCGACAGCAGCAGCAATGGCTGCCCCGGAAACAACCTCACGCATACTCACGCCGCCCAATTCATCATTCGTAACGTCGAGGACCTAATCGGCTGGCAGGCGCGGCTGAATTATGACGGCGGCAAGATGAGACCGAACACGGTCAACTTTGGGCCGTTTATGGACACCGCCACCGGCCAGCTCATCTCCTTCGTCAACCTCCCCATCGATTCCGCCACCAGTGTCCATCGCGAGGCCCCCGGTGCCTTAAATATCCCGCCTGCCGCGCCGGGACCACAGACCGCCGCAATGGGCGCATCCTATGGAGGCTCCCAGAACTTCGCGATCTCCCCGGACACGCCCCCCAAGTCTTTGCCCGACGACACCTCCTACAGCGCTCCAAGCGGCGGCGTGCTGGCGGCGCTGAACCTCCAGGTGCTGGCGGGCAACGACGGTCAGACGCTGGGCATGGACCTGGACGATGGCGTTCCAAACGCGCCGGGAAGTGGAGTGAGCGTCTTCACGGGCTCGGGGTCTATGGAAATCCTGCTCAGCGAAAGCGCGCTGGGCGACGGGTCTCACCTCGAGGGTATTGGCTGCCCATCGCCAACGCCCTCAGCGACACCGGGAGCGACACCCACGCCGACGCCGACGACGACCGCCACGCCGCCGCCGCTGGGCGCTCTGCGCGTGAGCCTCGACATGGACCCGAGTGGCAACAGCTACTCCGACCCGGGAGCGGGCGGTGATAACAGCATGGTCGTAGGAACGATCGATGATTGCCTGACGACCGCGCCCGGGAATGACGCGCTGCATATCCACCCCGCGCAGGTCATCGTGCAGAACGTGCGAGACCTCATCGGCTGGCAAACACGCTTGAACTACGACGGAGCGAAAATGAGACCGACCTCCGTGAACTTCACTCCTTTCATGGATACGGCTACGGGCCAGAATGTTTCCTTTGTCAATCTGCCGATCGAGTCCGCTCTGGGTGCGCACCGCGAACTCACTAGCGCCTCCAACATACCGCCGGCGGCGCCGGGTCCTCAGACCGCGATCTTCGGCTCGCTATACAACGGCCCCCAGGACTTCCCCATCTCTCCGGATTCGCCTCCCAAGTCGCCGCCCGACGACACTTCTTACAGAGCGCTATTCGGCGGGGTGCTGGCGACGGTGAACCTGCAGGTGCTCGCCGGGAACGCCGGCCAGCAGTCGCTGTTCATGAACCTGGACGACGGGACTCCCAACGCGCCCGGCAGCGGAGTGGTAGTCTTCGACGGCTTCGGGACTCAGACGATTGACCTTCTGCCCAACGAACTCGGTGATGGCTTCCACGGCGAAGGCGCAAGCTGCGTACCGCAGGACTGCACAACTGTCGAATGCCCGCCGGTTACCACGCCAACGCCGACTATCACGCCGACTCCGGTTACGCCAACACCCACCATCGCGCCCACGCCGAGTCCGACCTGCACGCCGGTTGGCACGGGGCAGTGCCCCACCCGCACGCCGACCCCAACGCCGCCCCCCACGTGCTTCAACGCGTGTGTGACCCCGGGTCCGACGCAGACACCGACGCCGACGCCCACACCGACGCCGACGCCCACCTGCACGCCGCCGCCGACGGGGCAGTGTCCGGCGACGCCCACGCCGACACCAGCCGGCCACGATTCCAGGCTCTCCCGCATCAGCGGCGTCTCACGCAACGTTCGCCTCTCGCCCGGCGTAGGAACCGCAGACAGCGGCAGCATCGTTGTCACCAATCAGAGCG